GAAGGGGAGGGTGGTGGGTTTGCGCTCGGAGGTCTTCACCTTGTCGATAATGCTTCCTATCTGCTGTTTGATTGCCTCCTCGATATAAGCGGAGACAGTGACGTTGTTGCGGTGTGCGGCATCCTTGAGCATTGCGATGAGGGGTGTGCTGATGCGGAAGGACATGGTTTGCTTTATATCACTCATGGCAGAGGGATGATTACCGTGCGGCTCTTCCAATATGAAGTCATTATTCACAATTAGTTCATAATAATACATTTAGGTATTGCAAAGTAATACGATATTCAGCATACTGTGCCCGTGCGACAGAAGGACAGGGTGAGGACGTTTAGGTTTAATTGGTGGGCATCCAACATGCTGGACAGGGAGAGCAAGCGCAAGGGGGTTACCTGCACAAGGGTTATTGAGGAATGTTTGGTGAAGTGCTTGGGGCATCTTTACCCCAATGCTTCTAGAAAGGAGAAAGATTGAGCCGTGTCGAACAAATTTAACAATAACAAAAAAAATAAAATAGGGTTTGACAGGGGTGGACTACACCCGCAAGGTCGTCGCGTCACGTCGTTGAGCAATGAGACAAAATGGCAAATAGCAGATCAGCAGATAAGCGACATCTTAACGCTTGGATTTTCGAGCGTGACGATGAGGTTTTAAAGCGGGTCGCGAAAGAGAACGGAATCACTAAAACGGAACTCGTTGAGTACCTAATTAGTCAATTGAAGAAAAAACAAACGAAAGATATACAAAAATGGAAGAACAAAAAAACGAATTAGAAAACGAATTGAGTGCGCTCCAAGAGAGCGTAGTTTTCAGTCAATGCGACAAAGTGGAGCGGCGATCTATGTTTTTGATCTGGCAAAACTATGTAATAATGGCGTTGATGATCTGCGTATACTTTGAAAGTAGTGCCATATCGCGACTGAATAGCGAGAACGATCGACTTTTTCAAAAAAACCAAGAACACGCCGAAACGAAAGAGGCAGTTCTAGGATTTATTTTTAATGCGCCGTACAAACTGAAATCTGCAACTCGCTCAAATAGGTTGCGTCCCGACGGATTCCCGTTTAGCGATTGGAATCCCGGCTTGACCACCAAAGTAGTGATGGTTGCGGTCAAGGCGGGGAACATGAGGTCACTTGAATGGGTTACCAGACAACCTAATTGGGAATCGGTTCTGTCCGAAGAGGCGGTGAGCGCTGTGCGAGCCGCGATTGAAAACAAACACCATGAAACTTTGCCAACGGAAAGCATCGCGGAATTGAAAGAAGAATTGCGAATAAAAACAGACGAGGCGGCGCAACTCTCGGAATGTCGGGCTTATTTAAAAAACGAGTTGAGCAATGCAATTAGTCGTGAAGCACTTTTAAAAGAACTGCTCTGGGATTCAGCAAAAATGCTGGAAGGTGAGAAAATAATACCGATTGCAGATCGTGATTTAGTAGATCGTGATAACAAAGATTTGGCTAATTCAAAATGATACATCTCGGAATTAAAATCGACCAACAAACCAAAGATTGCCTCGCGGAGATTGCCAAGAGGGAAGACCGCTCGATCTCATCGGTGACGCGCCTCGCAATCATCAATGGATTGAGTTTTTTTGATTCGGGTGTATGCCACCCGAAAGCCAAAAAGTTTGCTTCGGGTGTATGCCACCCTGCGAAGCGATAACGATCAAAGTTTATGACACTCGGCATTAAAAGGAATTGAAAATGGGAAGTGTGAAGATACCGAGGGTATATGGAAGGAAGTTCGGGAAGTGGATTAGGGTCGTTTGTAGGGTGTTCATGGTGGAGCCAGAGACCCTTTGGAGCTTGCGGGGGGGCAAGCGCGTGGTTCTGGCGAGGCAACTGTTGTATGCGATGATTTTTAATGAGTTGAAGAGTTTGTCGGAGACTGCGGCAATCTTCAACAGGACACATGGGGCGGTGTGGCACGGCATACGGAGCTTGAAGGTGCGATGCGGTGAGGATGAGCAGGTGCGGAACTGGGTTCGGGATGTTGGGGGCAAGCTTGATGTGAAGATGTTTTGATTTATGACAGGAAGTTACAGGAATGATGAAATGAACCAGTCGGACACGGGTCCGCACACGGTTGCCAACTCAAAGTCGGTGGATAGGGCGTTCAAGAAGTTTGCCGTGAGGCATGGGTTGCGTACCGAGGAGGTCGGGAAACATGAGAGTCGCACGATGGATTACAAGACGGATTTTCCGGGCAAGGAGGAAAGGGTGAAACGCGCCCGGAAGCTTTATGGCGACCCTGCCAAGCTGAAACGCTGGGCTAGGAAGCATTTGGGTCAATAGCATGTGTAGGAAGTTCCTCGTACCAACTGGATCAAGTCCCTGCGCTCCCGATGTGTTATCGGGCAATGACCTTCCTCCGGTGAACTGGCAACAACCTCCCGATGATAATTGCGTCCTACGGAGGCGGGGATACGGAGGAGAATATGGAGTAAGGTAATGAGTAAGGAATACTGCAAAAACAAGATGACGACTGAAAGCAAGGAAGAACTACGCACGAAGCTGAAAGATGCTTTGGAGGAATGCGAAACCCTACGAGACAAGGTTACAGACCAAGATATGATAATTGGTTTGTTGTCGCGGAAGGTGCGGAAAATGGGAGGTAAATAACCTCCTTGTGCAAGACATTGGGAATGGCGCTAACAAAAGGGTATTTGCGGTCATGGTTGAAAGCGGTTCGGACCTACCGCTTGCGCCATTCCCTCTCTAATTAGTGAATGATGGACGACCAACTCACATTGATCTCTTCAGCGGAATCGGGGGGTTCTCCCTTGCGGCAGAGGCAGTCGGATGGAGAACAGTCGTCTTCTGCGAAAAGAACAAATATTGTCGAAAGATACTCGGACAACACTGGTCAAATGTCCCTGTCGTCGAGGACATCAGAGACTTTGACCCAAGCGGGTATCGGGGAGCTTCCCTGCTCACCGGAGGTTTCCCCTGCCAGCCATTTTCTCACGCAAACGGAAAACGGAGAAAGGGGACGGATGATGACCGCTTCCTCTGGCCAGAAATGCGGAGGGTTATTAAGGGGGTCAGACCGGATTACATCTTGGCAGAAAATGTTGCTGGAATCGTCCGTTTGGCACTCGACCAAGTGCTTTCTGAGCTGGAGACCGATGGGTACACCGCAGGGGCGGTTGTACTTCCAGCTTGTGCCGTCAACGCCCCCCACAGACGGGATAGAGTCTGGATTCTGGCCAACGCCAACAAGCCGGGACCACAAGGATTGCGGGGACTCAATTCAGTCGGGCAACGTGAAGACAAACAGTTTGCTGGGAAGGGCAGTAAGACCCTCAAAGAAGGATGGGAGTCTGAGTCCCCTTTTCGTCGAGTGGCTCATGGGATACCCCGAAAGATTCACAGAATTACAGCACTCGGCAACTCCATCGTCCCCCAGGTCGCAAGGGAAATCCTGAAGTGTTTGGTTAAGAGTTATGAAGCGGGAAGAATTGTTTGATGTGTGTCGAAACCGACACCGAGGCAACGCAGAGAGTGAAGGGGCAAACCCCCCGAAAGACGTTAAGCGGAGAGACCGAGAGAAGGTTTATGAAATTGTTAAAAGCTCAAGGGGCGTCACGTCGAAAGAAATTGCAGAACAAATGAATCGAAGACTTAATTGTATAAGCGGCAGGATTTCTGAGTTGAAGCGTTCTGAGTTGGTTGTGGTTAGGGGAAGGCGCAGCGGCTGCGGCGTCATATACGCCTCCTAAATAATGAAACACGAAGAGGAAATAGCCAAGCAGACCGGGATCACCCGCGCTCGTTTGCGGACGACACGGCTGGAGAAGCTTGAGAAGTATAAGCATTGGAAGAAGGATGGTCGGTTAATCATGTATACGGAGGAGGGCGAGAAGGAGATTCTGAAGATACTGGGGTTCCCGAAGGAGACAAAGCTTGTAGAGCCAAAACCGCAGGTAACGGAGACGATGCGCGTGGGAAGGGCGGACTTCAGGAACAGTCATGTGATCGAGGGCATAAGGGAAAACGGCAGCAAGGTGATTGTCAGGGTTCGCGACAACAAGAATTTCAAGCCGAGACATCATAACGGGGAACCAATGGAGTTCCCGGCAAGATGGGACGGCAGGGCATGGTGGCTGGCGAGGAACTGTCCCCGTTATCCCGGCAGATGGTGAGTCACAGGTATATTTTTAAGCATGAGAACTTTCGGTTGGTATGTACGCATGTATTTGAAGAGAAAAAACTCGTTGAGGTTGTCAGAAAGCAAAGCAGTGGAAGGAACATTTTTAGAGCTATGCAAAAAGATAAGCGGGTCGAGCGTGCGTTGATAGATTGGGTTAGCAGGTTGGAAAGGATTCAGGAGAAACACGGTTGGAATGACTAATTCAAGGAACAAGGGAAAGGTTGCAGAGTTGGAGGTGGTTCAAATCTTCAAGAATGCCGGTTACGAGAAAGCGCACAGGGCGCAGCAGTTCAAGGGAACCAAGGACAGTGCGGACATAATAGTTCCGCACATCGGAAATGTTTACCAACTGGAGGTTAAGCGGCGGGAACAGGTTCGGGTTGATGAGTGGCTAAAGAAGACGGATGAGGAGGCGGGAGAGGAAAAGATACCTGTTGTCATCCACAGGAGGAACGGCGAACCGTGGAAGGTAACTATGATGCTTTCGGATTGGGTTGCTGATGTTAAGGGACTCTATCCACCCGCCGAATGAGGGACGAGTCGGTTACCTTGTCCGGGGCAGAAATTTACGCAGCAAAAGCAGTGGCTTTACAGATACAGCTTGGTAAGGAAAAGACGCATGTAGCCAACAAGAGGATATGTTCGCGTGACGACCTTCAGATCAACCTTGAAGGGCAAATGGCAGAGATTGCTGTTTGTCGCTATCTTGGTCTTGATTATAACCCTGAAATTCATTTGCGCGGGGATGGTGGTGTTGATTTTAATTATCGGGGCAGGACTTTGCAGGTTAAATCAACTCAAACAAATTATCTTCTTTTCCCGAAAAGGGAAGCGATGACCTGCGACTACGCAATCCTTTGCACTCCCAGCAGGGACAAACACAACTTGGTGTTTATACGGGGGTGGATAGATCAAGACGATTGGTTTCAGGATAGCCGGGATGTGGAGAGAATACCGGGGGTAATTTCATGCGGGGTTGGGGTGGAAAAACTTTATCACATTGATGAACTAGACATCTACATAACATGCAAAAAACAAAAGACGAAAAAAGACTGACGGAGATACTGACCAGACCGCTGCCGAAGGATGCACTCAAGAAGCACCCTTCAAGAAGCTACCTGACGACCATAAACCCGATTTATGTGACCGACAGGTTAAACGAAGCTTTCGGGGTGGGAGGTTGGAATTTTAATCCTGAGATCATTGACGATGACACCAACCCGAAGATGGTCATAATTCGTGGGACACTGACTGCCGACAAGCACAGCATCAAGGTGGTTCAGTTTGGCGGCAACGACAATGATGACAGGGGGGATGCGTACAAGGGTGCTTCAACCGATGCCCTTACCAAGTGTGCATCTTACCTGGGGATCGGGGCAGAGGTCTGGAGGAACGGCAAACCTGCCGAGATGGTTGTCAGCGAGGATGACGAGAAGGACATTAAGGCATCATTCAGGAAGCGTTTCTTGGCGAACAAGGGACTCACCCTGCCGATGCTTAATGGATGGTTGAGGGATAAGAACTTGGTTGAGGAAAAACAGGTTTACACATCGCTCAAGGTTGAGCAGGTGCGGGACTTTGAGAGGAACTGGGATTCGTTCATCAAGAACGTGAGGAACCACAATGGAACACCATCCGACAAGACCACCGAGTAGCGGGAACGCGCAGGTTATCTGTGGGTTGTATCGCCCTGAAGGCAGGGGGACTGCGGCAACCGAGAAGGGTCTCGGCCAGCATGAATGGCTTGAGGATAAGTTAACCAACAAGCCGGTTCGCAAGGAGGTTCCAGAGAGTGAGCAAGCCAACGTCAAGTGGGCATACGAGTATGTTCTCGATAATTTCGAGATTCCAAAGCTTCAGGTTGAATCCAAGGTGTCGGTTCTTGATAACGATTACAATGAGTTGAGCTTTGGAACCCGCGACCTTTGGGACGGCAGGAACCTTGGCGACTTCAAGAGTGGTCAGCAGCACAATTATCGGGCGCAGATGGCATACTATGTCCTTGGAACCTGCCAAAGCGCGGGCGTTTCTAGCGTCATGGTGCATGAAATCTACACCAAGTTCTTCTGGGCAAAGGTCTATGAGATGACCAAGGAGGAGGCGCAGCAGGTGGTTGATGCCATCACGGACAACATCGAGAAGGGAGTTCCCAAGCCGAACGAATACTGTTCTTGGTGTGCCAAGAGAATCGAATGCCCTGCGTTCACAACGGCGCTTGTTGAGGTTGCAAATGATGTTGAGCCGTCCAGCGGTTTTGCCCTTGAGAATCTGGACACCCCGGAGTCGGTGAATCGGGCAATGGTTTTTGCCAAGCGCATCAGAAAGTGGTGTGACGGTGTGGAGGGCATTGCCAAGGACATGCTGAAGGATGGTGAGAAGCTGGACAACTTTGAATATAGGTCTCGCAAGGGTGCGACCTACATTGCGGACATACCGAAGGCGTTTGAGCTTTCCGGGTTGATGCAGGATGAATTTCTTGAAGCGTGTACCGTGAGCAGCACGACGCTGGTTGCCTTGTATGCCAAGAAAAATGACATGAAACCAGCAGATGCAAAGCGGGAGCTTGCTAGGAAACTGCTGGAAGTGACGAAGACAAAACCTGACATAAAAATACTAAAGGAATGCCAAGTATAACATTCACAGAGGAAGCTCCACGGAGCGAGACGGCAATGATGCCACAAACCCTTGAGAAGGGTGAGTACGAGTTGAGGATTAAGGATTACGAGTTCCGAACCAGCAGGGCGGGGAACGAGATAATCAACCTCATGTTTGAAGAGAAGGGGACCAAGAAATATATCTGGGATAATCTTGTTTTCACGCCCAAGGCGCAGTGGAAGATCAAGCAGTTTCTTGGGGCAATCGAGCAGAAGGTGGGGGAATCCGCTAATATGGATGAAAACTACATGAATAACATCGTGGGCGAGCATCTATGGGCGGAAGTGGGTACAGACACCTACGAGGGCAAGACGAAGAACACCATTGAAAAGTACCTTGGGGGCAAGAAGCGGTCGCCACGACAGGTGGTTGATGATGAGGATGTACCTTCATGGGACTCGAATTAAACATTGAGCAATTAGCAAAAGAACTCGACCTCCAGACAGAGATGGGGGTCGAGTTTCTTCGTATTGTTTTGGACAACGCGAAGTTGTTCGACAGCAAGCAGGTTGATTACGGGAGCCAGAATGTATCGCTGAATGGCGAGTTGGGCGTGATGGTTAGATGCACGGACAAGACCAGCAGGATGCGGAACATTCTTCTAAAGAAGCTCAAAGGTGACACCGAAATCAACCACGAATCCCTTGAGGATACCTATCGGGACTTGGCCAATTATGGCGTGATTGGACTGATGGTGAATAAGGGGATATGGAAATAGATGAGCGAACGCAGCAAGCGATGCTTTACAAGGACTTGGAGTCCTTGATTCAGCGTTACTATGATGAGTTCGACATGTCTTATGAGAGCATCTTGGGTGTTCTTGCGAGGCGCTTAATAGTTACTGCACTGGACGATATTGGCGAGGAAGCGGAGGAGGATAGTGATGATGAAAAGTTTACCGAGGACGACGATTGAATACCTTGAGGCGGGAGCGCCAAAGGGGATAAGGAACTACACCCTGTTTAATGCTGCATGTCAGTTCAGGGATCATAATTATAGTTATGATGAGGCGAGCGACCAACTTGTAGGCAGGGCGCTAAAGGACGGTCTCACCGAGGGTGAGGCAGACCGCACAATACGATCAGCTTATGCAAAGAAACAGAGGGAGGAATCAGTGTCGGCAATAGCAACGGTGCATACGAAGGTGACCGTGCATCGTCCGAGGAGGGACTTGCCGAACGGTCTGCCAGATGCGGTGACAACAATCTTCAAGAAGTGCTTCAAGGAGGGTGAGGGGGTCAGGATAGCGTTGCCGAGGGAGACCGGGATCAGCAGGGGCGCTTGCAAGCCGGTTGATGAGTGGCTGGACATGTACGATCAATCCGGGGAGTCAATGTTTGGGCACAGGGGCGCTTATATTTGCGTGAACCCGCTGGAGATCGGCGGCATCACCGACAAGGATGTCATCGACTACCGGCATTGCCTTGTTGAGTTTGATGACGGGTCACTTGAGGAGCAGTATGCCATTCTCCGGGAAAGCGGGTTGCCCCTGTCGGCGTTGATCTATTCAGGGGGCAAGTCCATGCATGGATGGGTGAAGGTGGGTGCGAAGGATCGTCAATCATTCGATGAAAGGGTCAGGGAAATCTACAAGTCGATGGAACGCTATCGCATCGACGGACAAAACAAGAACCCAAGCCGACTCAGCAGGTTACCTGGGGTTCGCCGGGGAGGTCAAAGACAGGAGTTGCTGGGGGTTGATCTGGGGGTTGGTTCCTATGAGGAGTGGATAGCCAAGGAGAAGTCAAAGCGGTTTGGGAGCATGTTGCGGTTTACTTCGAACATGAAGCCGAAGAAGGATGACGGCACAAACCTTGTAGGCAATCGTTGGTTGTGTCGGGGTTATGTTTCCCTGTTTACGGGAGCGTCCCACATTGGCAAGAGTGTGCTGTTGCAGCAGATGGGAATGTGCTGGGCAATTGGCAGGGACTTTTGCGGTCTCAAGCCGTCCGGTAAGCTGAAGGTTCTCATGGTCAACGGGGAGAACGATGATGAGCAACTGGTTGAGAACTTCAGGGGCATATCCAAGCACATGAAGCTCCGCAAGCGACATTATGATTTGTTTTCGGAGAACCTTGTAACCATCACGAACCACGACAAGGTGGGTTCAGCGTTTCTTGAAATTGTTGAGGAAATGCTTGATGACATTAAGCCAGATATACTAATTATTGACCCGTTGCTGCATTATATCAATGCCAACATTAACGACCAGAAGGTTGTCGGGGGGTTCCTGCGGCACGGTCTTGGTGAGTTGGCGAAGCGGCATGAGTGTGCAATCATGGTTAGTCACCACAACGGCAAGCCGAGCTTGGATTCCCACGCAAGAAGCCACTGGTCCCATACGGACATGAGCTATCTGGCGGCGGGAACCAGTGAGCTTGTGAACTTCCCTAGGACAGTCAGTGTCCTAGTAAGGGAGGATGACACAAACAATTTCCAGTTGGTATTTTCAAAGAGGGGGAACAACACCGGGATAGGTGAATCGTTGCGCCTGAAGCATTCAGAGGACGGCACGATTTACTGGGATAAGGTTGTCGAAATACAATCAGACGCCGCACCCGTATCTTCCGATAATACCCGATGAGAGGATCGAGGGTCTCGCAAAGGAGCGGGGCATTGATTTTGTTGTCGAGTTAATCGAGAAGAGGGAGAACGCAATCAAGCTGGGGGAGATTGACCCCCTCCGGTGCGGCTTTGAACTCGACTGTTGGAGGGATGCGCGGCGGCTTTTGGCAGAGGCAGATGAGCTTCTCATTCTGGGCGGCAACCGAAGCGGAAAGACTGAATTTGCGTGCAAGATGGCAGTCGAGACCCTGTGTAACATCGAGAATGCCGTTGTCTGGTGTTTTCATTCCTCGCTTGCAACTTCAATTGAGCTTCAGCAACCCATCGTAAGGAAATACCTGCCGCCTGAGTGGCGGG